GTCTGGCCCCGTCGCGGCCCGCTGCATCATCAGCGTGGCGCCGGTCTGCGCCGCCCAGCTCGTCGGCGCCCCGGAGGCCATCGCCCGCCTGCAGATGCTGGCCACCGCCGAGGCCGCGCTCACGGTCCAGCCGGCTGGCGTGGCCCGCTTTCAGATCGAGCCCACCTGCGCCGTCGCCCTGACCGTGACCTCCCCCTGAAGGAGCCCATGTCCAACCTGATCGCCGGCGCCGGCGCCCGCGTCAACCTCACCCTGACCAATCCGGCCTCCACGGCGCCGCCGACCGATCCCATCACCGGCGACAGCCTGGTCGATCCGGCCGCCATCACCGTCTATGTGCGCGACGGCACGGGAGCCATCACCACCTACACGCTGCTCGCTGGCGCGGTGATCCACGACGGAGTCGGGCTCTACCACCTGTTGCTGGACACCACCAGCAAGCCCGGTGCCTGGACGGTCGAGGTCACCTGCCCCGCGCCCGTGCAGTGCGACATGGTCGGCAAGTTCACGGTCGATCCCAGCCCGCTCCACCCCTGAGCGCGGGCATGGCGGAGCAAGAGCCCCGCGCCATCCTCGAGCGGGCGGCCCTGGAGAAGCTGCGCCGGCTGCAGGGCAACCCCTACATCCCCCAGATGCCGACCCCCAAGCAGCTCGCCTTCCTGATGGCGCCCGAGCGCGAGGTGCTGTTCGGCGGCGCCGCCGGGCCCGGCAAGAGCTCGGCGCTGCTGATGGCGGCGCTCGAATACGTCGACGTGGCCGGCTACTCAGCCCTGCTGCTGCGCCGCACGTACTCCGACCTCGCTCTGCCCGGCGCCCTGATGGACCGCGCCCACGACTGGCTGGGCCCGACCGACGCCCGCTGGAACGGGCTCGAGAAGACCTGGACCTTCCCCAGCGGCGCGACCGTGACCTTCGGCTTCCTGGGCACCGCTAACGACCGCTTCCGCTACCAGGGCTCGGAGCTGCAGATGGTGGGCTTCGACGAGCTCACCCAGTTCGACGAGCCCGAGTACCGCTACCTGCTCTCGCGTCTCCGCCGCCCCCAGGGTTCCAACCTGCCGATCCGCATGCGCTCGGCCAGCAACCCCGGCGGCCGCGGCCACGACTGGGTGCGCCAGCGCTTCCTGATCGAAGGGCCTCACGCGGTCGACGACTTCGGAGCCCCGGCGCCGCGCCGCTTCATCCCGGCCAAGCTCGACGAGAACCCCTACCTGGACCGCGCGGCCTACGAGGCCTCGCTGGCCCAGCTGGACCCGGTCACCCGATCTCAGCTGCTCAAGGGCGACTGGGAGGCGCGGCCGACCGGAGGCTGGTTCGCCGCCGACGACTTCGAGGTCGTGGAGCAGGCCCCGGCCGGGCTGCGCGAGGTCCGCTACTGGGACCTGGCGGCCAGCGAGGCCAAGCCCGGCAGCGATCCCGACTGGACGGTCGGGCTGAAGCTGGGCAAGGGCGCCGATGGCTTCTTCTACGTCACCGACGTGGCGCGCTTCCGCGAGGCCCCGGCGCGCACCGAGTCGCTGATCAAGCACACCACCCAGATGGATGGCCGCGAGGTCGAAGTGTCGATGGAGCAGGAGCCCGGCTCGGGCGGCGTCATCGCCATCGACCACTACCGGCGTCGCGTGCTCAGCGGCTTCAGCTTCTGGCCGGTCAAGAGCACCGGCGACAAGCAGAGTCGCGCCCGGCCCGCCTCGGCGGCGGCCGCCGGCTGGCTGATCCGCCTGGTCCGCGCCCCCTGGAACAGCGCGTTGCTGGAGGAGTTGCAGGTGTTCCCACAGGAAGGCGAGCACGACGACCAGGTGGACGCTCTGAGCGGCGCCTTCACCCACCTCGCGAGCGGGTCCGGCGCCGCCTGGATCACCGCCTGGGAGGAGCTGGCCGCCGAGGAGAACCCCGGCGCAGCCGAGGCCCCGGCGCCGGTGCCCCAAGACCACCGCCCTGAAGAGAGCGGCCGGGTCTGGATCCCCCCCAACTCCTGATTCACCCACCCAACTCCAAGGAGCTCAATGGGCATCCGATCCGCCGCCCGCGCCGCCTGGGCTGACATGCGCAAGAGCAACAGCCTCGCACCGCTGGCCTCGACCTACGGCTATCAGCAGGCGGTCCCCGGCACCGGCCAGTTCGGAGCCCAGCCCCCGAGCGACGCGACCATCCAGGCGATGGCCGAGCAGGGCATGCAGGCGGCCGGCGCCTTCAGCCCCGGCCAGCCGATCTACCAGTTCTTCCCCCAGGGCTCTGAGCCCCGCGAGTGGGACTTCCAGACCGGCTACAACGTCGCCGCTCGGCCGCGCTCGCAGGGCGGGCGTCCCAGCTTCCAGACCCTCAACAGCATCCTCGGCGCCTACGACGTGGCGCGCCTGTGCATCGAGCACGTCGAGGATGACCTGCGCTCGCTGGAGTTCAGCATCGTGCCCAGCGAGGAGACCGAGGACGACGTCTCGGCCGACGTCAAGACCGCTGTCGCCTTCATGGAGAAGCCAGACGGCATCACGCCCTTCGATAGCTGGCAGCAGAAGTTCCTGGAGGACGTCCTTCGCTTCGACGCCGGCTGCCTCTACAAGCGGCGCAACCGCGGCGGCAAGGTGATCGCCCTGGAAGTGCTCAGCGGCCAGATGATCGCGCCACTGATCGACTTCCAGGGCCGTCCGGCCGCTCCGCCGGCGCCCGCCTTCCTGCAGTACATCCAGGGCATGCCAGGGATCTGGCTGAACCGCGACGACCTCATCTACAACCCCTTCCGGCCCTACCCCGAGTCGATGTACGGGATGCCGCCCATCGAGTGGCTGCTCCTCAACGCCAACACCGACCTCCGCTTCCAGTGGCACTTCCTGCAGTGGTTCACCGAGGGCAGCCTGCCCGAGGCCTTCATGGAAGCGCCGCCCGACGAGAGCGACCCGGAGAACCTCAAGCGCTTCCAGCGGACCTGGGACGCGGCCATGGAAGGCGACCAGGCGCAGAAGCACAAGATCCGCTGGATCCCCAACGGCTCCAAGCCGACGGTCCTCACGGCCAAGGACTTCAACCCCGACTTCCCGCTCTACCTGATGCGCAAGACGACGGCCGCCTACAAGGTGACGCCGAACGACATCGGGTTCACCGACTCGGTGAACAAGGCGAGCGCGGACACCCAGGTCGACGTCCAGTTCCGCGTCGGCACGCTGCCCCGCGTGCGCTACCTGGAAGGGATCTACACCCGCTTCCTCCGCGATGACCTTGGGCTGCGCGTCAAGTTCCAGTTCAACGTCGGCGGCGAGAAGGAGGACCGGCTCCAGGAAGCCCAGGCCCACGACGTCTACGTCAAGATGGGCGCCGAGTCGCCGGACGAGGTGCGCGAGAAGATCCTCGGCCTGCCCGTCGACACCGAGCACCCAACGCCGCGCTTCATCTTCAGCGCCCGCGCCGGCGCCATCCCGATCAAGTCGATCGAGGAGATCGCCGGCGTCATCGACCCCACCACCGCCGGGCCCGAGGGCGGCAGCGTCGATCCCAACAACCCGCAGGGCTACGTGGCTCCGACCGGAGTGATCCCGCAGGCCGACGACGCCAAGAACAAGGGCCAGGTCGCCGCCGCTGCGGAAGCCCCTGCGCCACCGCCACCGCCGCCCGCGCAGGCCGCCACGGCCGCCACGGCGGAGGCCCAGGGCGCCACCGCTCCGACCGGCGAGGCCGCGGCCGGCACCAGTGTCCAGAAGGCCGCCGAGGTCCGCCGCGAGCTGGCGCGCTGGCGCGACAACGCCCGCAAGCGGGTCAAGGCCGGCCGGGCGCCGCGACCCTTCGAGAGCGCGGTGATCCCCGAGGCCCTGGCCGGTGAGGTCTGGGCCGACCTGCGCAAGGCGCGCAGCTCCCAGGAGGTCGACGAGACCTTCGCCACCTTCTCCGGCGGCGACCTCGGTGAGCGCATGCGCCTCAGCGTGGCCCAGCGCCTCCAGGATGAGATCGCGGCCGAGCTCGCGTCCCGCGAAAATTAGCTTGCAATTCCAGCGCACCTGTGCTACTCTAAGAGAGTCGAAAGTGGCCGGAACGCCGGCCGCAGGCGGCGACCAGACGTCGGGGACCAACACCGGCACGGAGGCGCGGGCGACCGCGGAATCCTAAGACCAAGAGGCCTGGCGAAGCAAACCGGCGAGAGCCGGGGAGTCTGGCGCCACCCTCGACGGCGGCGTCGACGGTAAGCGGCCGGACGGCAGGGCGGACGTGCCGGGTCATGGACGCCCAGG